CTTTGGAGCCGAAAGGCTCTTTTTTATTGCCCATATCTTTTTTTAATGCCTATATCCTTTTTAGGGCATCCTCTATCAATCTCTGATATTCAAGCACGATAGAGTCTTGAGTTAAAGTCCCGTCTGCATTTAGCCCGATATAGTTCCGTTTCTGGCTAAATCTATTAGTTCCCTGATTGGCTATTTTCCTCCCAATCAAGAAAGCGATCGCGCGAATCCTCTTAGGGTCTGTCTCTCCTAATTTCACCTCTACCCACTCCCTTAGCGGTTCTAGTGGGGGAAACTTACCCTCACCCCTACCGACCACTCGATAAAGTGCCGCAGTAGTGCGATTTACTATCGACGCTCCTATCTCAAATCCGATAGTAGACTTCCTAGGGGCGATAATGTCCCACCCTTCGGCTAATGATGGCTTACCCTTCCTCTTGGAAGCACCCACGTAGGACCCGCTCTCTAATTCGCTTGCCAAGTCTAGGAGTAGGTCAATAAAAATGTCATAAAGCTCTCGCTTGAGGATATCGGACTTAATCAACCCTGGGTTTGTGGTTACTTTTAATCGGAGATCGGCTTTAGGCATGGTCTTAAAGGGATTTATCCTAATTCTAGCCAATCTAAAAAAGTTCAGTATATTTACTGATGACAAATAAATTGGACTATGGGATATTAAGAGTATAGAAACAAACACAGAGGACAAACACATGGAAGCTTATATTTTATTAACAGGACCGCTAGAAGGAACAATTGTTGACCCATCTGGGCTATGGCTTTCCTACCATGAGGTAGAAGATGAGTACACCGAAGAGGAAATTAACTCTTGGCAGGATCGCCCCGCTACTCAGCACGAACTGAGTCTGTGTCCACCGCAATACCTAGAAGCGATCGGGCTTAAGTGGCGACACTAAACCAAAACATCAAGCAAAGCCCCGCAAGGGGCAATTAAACCACAATCACATGCTAGGTTAGGAGCCATAAAACTTTTTTTATTGCCTATCCCCACCCTAAAAAAGTTCCGTATATTTACTGATGACAAATTAATTGAACTATGGGATATTAAGGATATAAACAAACACAGAGGACAAAACGATGACCAGTAAATTAAAAGGATTAGCTACAGAATCAGAAAACTTTACTAAGTTTGCAAGCAATGGGCTATACGAAGGAACAATAAACAAGGTCTACATTAAAAAAGGTAACGATTTACTATTTGGATTTTATGCCCATTGTGGCTATTTTATCAGAATTGAAGATGGAAAAGGCAACTTAGTCAGAGAGCATTGGCTTAATGACGAACCTGATATGACGGACCCCACACTCCCTATCTATCCCCCCGTTGCCGACATAAGCACATTCGCACTATTTGGGTACGAACTCAGAGAACTCACCTTTAACTAATCCCCGACTAGCAGCAAGCCCCGCAAGGGGCAATTAAACCACATCAACCATAAACATAGAGGACAAACATCATGGCTACTTACGAATTAACTCAGCAGCAATTCATCGCATTTTTAGAATACACTTGGAACACTCATTTAGATTGGTACGATAATCTATTTCATTCTATCCTCGCTTATGAGGAAAGCCGTACTTTCTCCGAGGGATGGCAATATTGTAAATCCAGCTTAACTATTAGCCTCCAAGCTCCCGACAAATATACCAAAAGATGGGAGTACGTCACAACTAGCGGGACGGAACTCAAGGTTATAAATTGCGATTATGACAACATCGGAGACGTTTATGAGGTAACGATCCCCGACCATCGAAATCAGCCTGGGCGCACTGCCTATACTAATATGCAAGCCGTCCTAGCAGGCCACGCCTTTTGGTGGTGGTCGGAACAGCAAGACGAAAGCAACCCCGATGCCCTAGCTGCGGCAGCTTTCTTCCAGGGGGTGACAGTAGAGGAACTCATAGCAACTCGCAAAAAAGAAAAGGAAGAGTCGGCAATCCGTCAAGAAGAAAGCCGACAACAGTTGAATAGCAATGACGATTCCGACTGGGACGATTTTGGAGATGTCATAGAAGAGGAATAATCCTTATTCCCCACCATTAGAGCCATAAGGCTCTTTTTTTGTGGCTACCCTTCGGCGTGGGGGGCAGCCATTAGATAAATAGCCACGGACAAAAGGGAAGATACTGGAGCACCTGCCATGGCAAAGATTGAACAGGACAACATCAGAAGACTAAAACAGGTAAGGGGGTAAGATTTGAGCTTCATGGGGTGGGTAAATAGTATTTCTAAAATATCAGCCCCTATTTTGGGTTTTCTGATAATCGGTTAAAAGTCCCGTATATTTACTGACACAAAGATTACAAAAGGATGCTATATTAAAGACATCAAAAATTTTTAACCAAGTTTTATTTTGTTCCGATCCACTCTCCACTAATCCCTGTAAGGGATTGAAACTATGTTATGTAGTCTTGAGAGTGCCCCATTTTTTAATCCCTGTAAGGGAACTTAAAGCCGCCAATACCCATAAGGCGGTTTTTTGGTATCTAGAGCCAATCCCTAAAAAGTTCCGTATATTTACGGATGACAATTAAGGGTAGGCATGAGATATTAAGGATATAGAAACAAACCACAGAGGAAACAACGCCATGACTCCTTTAAAATTTGCTAAAAAACTAACTGAATTATCCGATTACAATATCTTGCCATCGCAGGTTAAGCTTTGGAATTGTCATTACGCTGGAGATGATCACCTGACAGAGAAACTAGCCATTGAAATTGCCAATCAGTGGCGTGAAGAAGATCCCGATGAGGTTGGAGATCCATACGGATTGCTCGAAATCCAAAGCCTACATCTAGAAAGCATTTTTGAGGAGTCGATAGTCAGAAGAGAGCCAGTTCCTTGGAGTCGATAGCACCCCGCCCTGAGCATGGCACTAAAAGGCTTTTGATTTTTTTGCTCATAAGGTGGGATAGAAGTATCCCCCTCTTTTTTTGCCTATCCATCAAGGAAGAAAGTTTTAGGTTTAGTGTCATGAGTCACGATTAAACCTTTTTCCGTTAAATCCTTGAGGTAGGACGCGATTATATTGGGGTAGCAGTCAATCTCAGCATCTATCTGGTCAATCGTCACTGGCTCGCATTGGGTAGCCAGAAAAGATAAAATCTTAACACCTATCGGGAGTCGGTTCATTGTGAGAGCTTCCACAGGAGAAAGGATATATAAAAGGTAAGAAGAACCAATATCAGGAGAGCTTGAATCAGCCCTAACCAAAAATCAGCCCGATCCTGCCTTTCCTGTTCTTTGATTTTCCGTCTGGTTTTTAGATTTAGTTTAAAATTGTCCATTGGTGATTGTTGTGTTTTGCTGTTGCTAGTTTTAGTTGAGATTGGAGTCCTTTAATTTCTTTGCCCTCTCCCCTATTGGTTCTTTTTTGGGCTTTATCTATTTGGTCTTTTAGGTAATTTAGATAGCGCTCGGTGGGAATATAGCCACAAATTCGACAGCGATCATGGTCGAGCCCTGGGCAATCGTTAATGTGTTTCACGTTCCCCCCAGTACGCAGCATCACGACACTCGGTAATCCAATCAATCGTGTCTTGGGGGATATTTTTAAGCTGGCTATAGCCCGATATAGATTTAATCTTATCCAAAAATCTAAGCAAAGCAGAGGGTGATATCGAGTAATGATGGGTGTACCGACGAGCTTTAAGATCCTTTTTATAAATTGCCCTCAGGATTACGACATGATCCACCTCTAGGATTTTTGCCACGGCACAAGCAGACCAATCGCCTAACTCCGCCCTTGCCGATCCTACGTGATGGTCTTTCCTTAAATCAGACAGCTTTTTCTCCGTAGCAAAAATTGATCGCTTAAGTTTTTTGGCAATTCTGGGGACGCTCCACACCCCACACTTTTCTATTAAAAATTCAATATCATTGTCAGACCATGGAACTCGCGGAAATTTATTTTGCTTTAGATTTCCCGCTTTGACTTGTCCTCTGATAGAATCTCGTGATATCGAAAAATGATCCATTACAGCATTTACCCCATCTGAATCAAGGATTTTTTGCGCGATCGCCAAATTTTCTTTAGACCAATTAAACCGCGATTGCAATCTCGGAACGTGGGGGAATCGCTTGTATCGAAGCTGATTTATAGCAGATTCCGATTTGCCAATCATTTTCCCAATTTTCTGGCAGGAAAGCCCATTCAATAGCCATGATTCAATCTGATTTAATTGTTCCTGACTGTAAATTTTTGTTGTCATGTTGCCATCTCCTTTTTTAGTTGATATTCAAATCGTTTAATTGCCTGTATCCTAGTGTCGTAATTTTCCGACATTGCCTGATGATCAACAGATTTAGGTATTGCAGGAATTTCAACAGCATAAGAGGTATGCTTGCGCGGTGGTCTGTTTTCTTCGTATCTAATACCAGAATCCCTCGAACATTCCACACAGCATTTATTGCATTTTCTTCGTAATGAAGCCTCTAGCCCATTGTATCTGTGTTCCCTTTTGCAAAGTTGCCCGACAAAAAAACGATCATCAATTTCGTCTGTCAAAACAATTTTGTCTAGCTTTCGTCTGCTTTTATCTGTTAGCTTTTTGCACTCTACACAGCTTCTGGTCTGAGTGTTTTTTAGAGAGAATCCCGTTCCGTTATAGTCGTGATTCCTTCCACACAACCCGCCTAAAAAATGTTTTTCCCCCTTAAGTTTAGCCTCTTTACGATTGGCTATTATTTTGTCAACATATTTCTGATCTTTGCCATCCCGTCTTTTCTCGAATTTAGTTCGATTGTGACAAAGAACACAACCGAAATTAGAAATATATCGCAAGTTTTGCCCATTCTCGTCTTGATGCCCTTTTGGACATGGTTTGCCTAGGTAGGTTTTAGCGGTCATGGTTCTATTTCCCCCGACGCTATTTTCCAATCAGTTTCCCACGCCAGAATGATTTCGTCGTCCGATAAATTTAGCACCTCTTCGGGATTAGTTGCCTGCCATTTTAGCCAGGCTTTTCTGTTTTGCTCTAGCGTTGTAATTTCATTTGAATCCATTGTCAAGTCCCCACTTTTCTTTAATTATCTGCTTGTAAAAAACATCAAGATAAATCATCTTGATATACTCTTGGACGATTGTATCCTTAAGAATATCGGTAGGCAAAGTAGATGATTTTACCCTTAAAATTTCGAGCTTGAATTTCTGCTCTAAAGTTAGTTCCCCAAATTTAGAATCTGTCATTTTCCTAACACCTCATAATCGTGACATTCTAAACAAGAGCCAGTAGGATTGATGGCGCATTTAAGTTGAGTCATTTTACTCCAATTGCGACAGGAGCGCATAACTTTTAACTCTTGAATCTCAAGTTTTGCTCTAAGTTCAAAGTTTTCATGATTAAGCTCATTGGCTTGCCGATGTGATAAAATCACGTCACGGTTACAATCGGCTGATATTCTGTCTAATTCTGTCTCATAATTCCGTTTTTGAGCAGATAGAATTATCAAAAACAGAATTATTAAGCTCAATAAAATTAACACGATCATAATGCAATCTCTCCCTTTAGTTTTAGTTGCTTAATAATTTTCTCGGCAGTGTGATAAGGCATATCTTTCCCTTTGCCATAGGAAATTGTCGCAGTCCTTTTTCGCCCATTTGGTTCAGTGAGAGTGATTATTCTATGGGCAGTTTGTCCCTGCCTATAAGTAAAAATCCATCCCTTATCACTAGCATACTGGGCGATAATTTTCAGTAGTTCGTCTGGCTTCATACTGCCTCCTGAGCATTTAGGATCGCAATAAGCCGTCTTAGCGCGGCGTTCCATGCCTCCGATCTTTGGAGGAAATTGTAAGCTCCTTTGTGAATAAATTTCCCATCTTGCCACAGGAAATAGGCATAATTTCCTTTAGAACAATCAAGGTAGATTCGATAGATTACCCCGTCTCTTTCCTCTTGATAGTTAGGAGTACGGGGTACTCCTGCTATTAATGCAGACTCTTTATAAGGGGCTGTTGGATTGATGTCTTCCCCTAGTAAAAAATAGATATACTGATTACTTTCTTTGTGCCATTGTGATTTATAAATCGTGGCACGTTTCCATAGTTTATTTATTTCTACGGGCGAACCTATAGGAAATTTAGAAATGTTAGGTAATTGCATTTTGTCAGTCCTCTATGTTTGTTTTACTGGTAGGCTTGAGGGTTGAAGTTGTCCTTTAGAGCAGAAAATCCATCCACTTGAGTAGGGATGTTTTCTACAAGTTCCGATTGCTCTAATCGTGCTTTGTTGAGCTTGGCCAGGAGTTCTTTGGGCATCCTTTTCTGTATAGTTTTATGCCACCAATCCATATCAATTTTAGGCATTTCGTCAACAAATGGGGACTTGTAAACTTCCCTGACTTCTGGCAGTTTTGGATTAGGCAATTGACGGGTTCCGTTGTTAAGGGACTCCTCATACATCAGCCAGAGCTTAACGAAGTTGTTGGCAGAGTAACTTAGCTTTTCTTGGGGTAGAGCCGATATGGTACGAATCCCTCCAATCGCTTCTAAGGCAAGTTCAGCCATGGGGGAGATAATTAAAGCATTGTCGGGAAACCGAATGGCATTTTGAATTGACTTCCACTCTTCCCACGCGATTAAGTCACTCTTAGGAGTAGGCTTAAAATTCTCAATTACCTCTAGTGGGGATAGCGGCCGTCGGGCGAACTTGGCTATTGCGGCTTTTAGGCAGGGGTAAAGCTCATCCTTTTCTAGTTGAGTGAATACCTCATACCACTGCTCAAAAGCCATCTCGTTAGTCGTGTAGTCGTAGTTGTAATATTCTCCAAACATAGCAATTGCTACAGTGAAATCTTCTTTAGAAATCATGTTAATCCTCTAGGTGTGCTGATAATGCGGTTTTTGACCCATTGACGCTACTCGATCTAAGGCATCGGAAATTTTGGTAGCCATAGCGTCGTAGGTTGCCCCCACAAAGTCTTTAAGCTCTCCTGATTCCCACATTTTGAGAATTGCGCGATCGCTAGGATTGGTAGCAGATGAGTTGATTCGCTTTAATGCAGCCAACGCTATAGCCTCAATATTCCCAGGTAGTAGCTTAGGATTGGTAGCCTTGAGGTAGTGACGATACTGCTCGTAAAATTCGTCTTCCTGCGCTATATCGGGAAATATCGTAGTTGAATTTTTGGCTATCTCCCTTTTGTACGATATCGGACTTTTGGCAGGAAAGAAAGGATCTACCTTCTTTGTAGCTAGTTGAGAATTACTCGCAATAGTGGGAATGTCATCCACAATCGGATTTATTTTTTTGGCTAGAGAGACGGGTTGAGTAACAGCCTGTTTTATTTCACGATTTGGCTCTAGCGTGTCAATCTTGACCTGTTCGGATAAGATTGTGTGTGTTTGCTCATTTCCCTCCCATTTACCCAAATAGTGGACTTTCATTTGAGCCAGTACGGTTGGATTCTTGATCACAAGAGCCGTTCTGTCGTAAACGGCTTTAAAGTGCAGATATTCAGGATCTGAAAGATAAGCCGTATCTGAACTCCCCTCTTGGGGAGAAATTTCTTCCGAAAAAATTTCAATCGCACTTTCTAATTTTTTTTCTCTCGCGCGCTCCGGATCTAGAGAGAGATAAGTAAAATTATCTTCTTCTTTTATTTCTCTTTCTTTGAGAGGTTCTGAAACCCTTTCATATTGCGGGTTTTCAGGCGCGATTGTCTCATATTCGAGACAGTCAGTCTCAGATGTGGGGCACTCATTCCCAGATGTGGGGCACTCCAAATCAGAAGTTTTGTCCTGCTTTTTGGGCTTGACTTTAGCCGATTTTGGCTTAAGTACTTGGCAGGAGAATACGGACTCACCCGTCGGCTCTAATTTGCCGTGGCCGTTTTTCTCAAGCTTGGATATCCCCCGGTAGAAGCTTGAGCGAGGCAGTTCCCACTCTTGGCAAAACCCCGATATCGAAGGGATTTTAAGATCGATGTTATCGGGAACCAAAATCCCTTTGATCGCTACTAGGTACCCTGCGGCGGTCAAGTAGCCATTTTGGTACATAGCTAGGGCTTTGTCCTTGGTTATTGCGAAAAATTTTTCATTAATCCTCATGGGATAACTCCTTTTGTTCTGATTTATTGACTTTAGCAAAGACGGCAGGGTTTGTCTGCCATCCCTTAGCTTTATATTTTGTCCCATCCTATGACTGCATTCAATATCCTTACGGTGCGACGTGACTTTATATTGAACCAATTACAGTTAATGGGGAACCGATAGAGCAAAGCCCCTTTATTAAAAAAATGAACGGATATCCGCCTGTGGCTAGCAGTGTTATATATCCTCCAGTAATCACCCCGTTCGACGGTCCTGTAATCAATATCGTTGATATTCTCAAAAAGCACTTCATATATCCCGACACGGAATCTTAAATGCTTTTCCTTGCTACAATCTCGCATTTTGCATCCTCTGCCACTTAAGGCTGTTTTTTAGTTCAACTTCGACTTTAGCTAGTTCTGCTTCAGCCTGTTCCCTTGTGAGATAAGAGTAATTGTGCCGATATAAAAAAAGGTTGGCACAAACAATCTCAAACGAGTACAATTTAGAGGCAGTGTGAATGATTCGCTTTTTTAGTTTTGTCCTCATGTTTGACTTGTGCCCGCCACGCGCGGGTTTTTCTTTGCTTTGATTTTTATAATTCCATACTAAAAAAGCCCTGTCAAGGGTTTTTCAAAAGTTCAGTAGAAACACTGATGACAAATTAAAATAAGGTATTTTTTGACTAGATCAAAGATACTGAAACATCTAGGAATCTGCCTAGTGCTAGAGCGTAGGTATCACAGTACACCTGTTTGTCCTGCCTGACGGATTGAACTTCAGAAATAGATAAAATCGTCCACACTTGAGAGTTCCATCTAATTCTTTCTCCTACAACCCAAGGTTTTCTATTGTGCAATTCAACGGTTATAGTATAGGCTTGTTCGGTGTTGGTGTGACTGATTTGAGTTTGCGCTCCTAGGAAAACTTTGGCGTAAGTTGTTCCCCCAGTAAAGCCAATTGATTCGGTTGTGATAGAGGCATTTAATTGGGGTAAAGCATCAGGAGTTTTAATTCTATATCTTCTATTGTCTACCGTCGGATTTCGTGGACCAGGGACTTCCCTAGAAAGCTTGGAAACCGTAGCAGGTCTTCCTGTAGAGGTTGAAACTTGATTAATCGAAGCTGAGTCTCTAAAACTTTGCCCGCTTGAATCGGTACTAAAGCTTCTAATCTGATATCTTTCTGGCACTTGAGGAGAATTACTAGATTGGGGAGATATTACCGTGGTATAAATTTCTTCTGTTTTGTTTTCTCCTGCCACGATAGGAGGCAATGGATCATCGTCTGTGCTTTCTGGATCTGGTACTAGCTGGGTATTTGATTGAGAAAAAAAGCTTTTTTTGACATACTTAGAATCATCTGTAATATCAGAATAATGATCGTCCATGCGCCCCAAAAAGTTTATCTGGCTGCTACTAATTGGCAGTCTTTCGGCTGTGTAAAGGGCTATTAGTTGAGCAATGACTGTTAGGCGATCTGCGTCTGTAGTGGGATTTAATTCTTCTATTTTGAGAGCCAATAATTCTAATGATTCGCTTTCTTGCTTAAATCTTTGTAATTTCCAACCCGTAGAAGCAAACCCAGTATAATTCCCTTCTGAGTCATGGGAATATACTTTTTGCTCATAAGATACTTGTTCCCAGTGAACGTCAATTGATGGATTTAAAAATTCTTGATTGTAACGGAATGGATTCGAGGATGTAACATTGATTACAAAAACATCAAGGGAATTATATACGAATCCATAGGTTTCTTCTATTTCTTCTACAGTCTCCCCGTTAAAGCTTTTAATTGTTTTTTTGGTTTTTGTAATCCCTCCACTGTCAAAAGCATGGGTGGGAACTCTTAGGTAATCGCTAGGATAAGCTTCCTGAAAAAAGCCCCGATTAATAGTTGGGGGAACTTCTGGGGTTGGATCTCCTTCTATGTTTATCGCAAATCCTTGAGAATCTTCTCCTTCTTCTTCTTCTTCATTGTCTGCTACGGTTCTATCTATTATTAATTCTGCATTGTTGAGTTCTTTGGTCAACCTGACCCCATCTACGGAAGCACCAAACCCACCGGTTGATTCGTAGGTTAAACTTTTTATTTCCCAGTCGTAGAGGGTATAGATTGGTTCGGTTCTAAAGTCTTTTAAAGTAATTCCTGCCACATTATTCCAATCTGGGAATTTACCTTGAATTATGGCAATGTCAGGAATTAAATCCCTTAGCGTAATTGTTTCACTGCTATCGGGTTCAAGTCCACTAACAGGAATGAAATTATCAACGCCGCCTATGATCGTAACTTCGGATTGCCTAGCAACATAGCTAAAAGGATAGGATCTAATTCTATTGCTAGTTCCCCCTGTCCCACTAGATCCTAAATTGATTTGAATCGGTTTATCAACTGGACATCTAATGGTATCGCCATAATTTGAGTAAGGGCTTTGTAGTGGGATTATTATTTGTACAGCTTCACGGGAAAAATCTACAGATGAAACACCACAGATAAAATCAATTCCATAGCAGGAAATCGCTCTAGTTGGAGCGAAAAAAGTTAGAAGTTCTGACAGTTTGGACTTGTGGGATCTAATTGTTAGGTTTCCACTAGGAGGATTTCGCCACGATTGAGAGATAGAAAGATTAATAATTCTGGCAATGGAAAAAAGAGGATCTGGATTAATTATTAGATTGGTTTTAATCCTAGGTGTGCTAATTTCTAAAGGCTCAATAATTTCTATCGAAGACGGTGTGGCAATGGGAGAGTTAAAGATTGTAAATCCTGCTACGGTAAAAGCTGCGACGTTGTAAGAGTTGCTAATAGTAAATCCTGCTGGCATTAGATCGCCTCCTGATTACCTTGCACTTTATCTAGAATTGCCTGAATATCTACTGATGGTAATGCCCCCGAATTGCTTAGGATAGCCCATAGATTCTCAATATCTAAAGCCCCTAGGGTAAAGAGTTCTGTTAGGACTCGAATCATTTCAGGTGACAGCCCCATCCAATACCCTTCTTTAATTACTATTCCCTGATCTGATGGCGGCTTTTTATTTTCCCACAGCGCCCAAAGGGTGAAAATCTCGTTAACTGCACTCATTTTATCGGAGCCGTAAAGACTTAGATTGGCTCTTGATACAGTTCCCCTTATGTTGGCTTCCGTGGCTGTCATCGTTTGTTCAGAGCCTAGGAAATTTAATGATTCTTGGGCTATTTCCTTCTCTATCTGTTCATAAGCTTCTTTTTTTAGATTAATAGCGTTACCAGTTGTTTCTAATATTTGAAGCGTCTGATCCGCAGCCAAATCAACTACGGTATGGGGTGATATTAGTAGAGGAGTCAATACTTTATCATCAGATGTGCTTGCTACCCCAGTCCTGACGTATAAAGGGGCTTGGTAGTGCAAAGATTCTAAATAGTCCGTATATAGTTGATAGTGGCTTAAATTAGCTTCTGCAATGCCCAGTAAAGGCGGTTCTATCTCAAATGGATTATTGCAATTATTGGGGTAAAAAACCACAGGAATTATGGGTAAAGACGTTTCTCCTTCATCGACAATCGACAAAGTCCCATTAACTTTTTCCCATACCTGAAAAGATCCAGCTTTAAACTCGACAAATTGATCAGTTAATTTTACGATGTAATCATCTGAATTATCTTGCTTGTAGTAACTTCTTTTTATGACCAATCTATCAGTAATCGAAACCCCGTCCAAGCCATAACTTATTGACCAGTTCATGATATCTTCCCTGTCAACTCTGGTCAAAAACGGTCTTTTTTTTGAATTATCACTGCTACGACTATAATCTACAATAATCGCGCAAAAACCCTTAGATAAAGCCGATACATCAGCATCCACTAAGAACTGTTGCAAGCTTGTTCCATGCAAGTCAATATTATTTAAAATTGCTTCTCTTTGCTCTTGAGAATACCAGCTTAATGTATCTGGCTTGATGCTAAATTGACTTAATAATCC